AAATTCTCGTATTTAGACAGAGGATCATTGCCAGACTGACGCATTGCACGTTGTGCAACATCGATCGCTGCGATCTCTTGTGTCTTACTGAACGCGGTCTGAGCATTCTGACTGATGATTCTAGACTGGTTTCCACGTTTACCTTGTTCGCCGAATAATCCGCGAGCAGCGTAAGCACTCTGGTTACCTAATTCTTGAATCTGACCATTGATAGTATCTCTGCGTTGATTAAGGTCTTCATAAGAAGAACCCATCATCCCTAGAGAGCGTGATTGAACATCTCTGTCTTCGGCCATACGTTTTGCTTGCCCGTTAATTGTAGACTCAGCATAGCGACGACCAATAGCATTTACAACTTGTAAGTTAGCGCGATCAAGACGACTTCCGACAGATGACTCAATGCGAGTCTCTGCAGAGCGAAGAGTATTCGGAGCAGTCTTGGCGATGCGAGACATTGCTCCTGAGCCAGCGATAACATCTTCAGGAATATCTTGCAATAAGTTCAACTGCTCTTGAGCAGTTGCTGCGCGCATTCTCTCATGCTGTTCTGACTTTGGAGTGAAATAGGCGGTCTGTCCGATCTTTTCGATATCGGACAAGCCGAAACTATTCATCGGCTTATTGCCTGGTGTCTTGTTGTCCGCCATCTCTAATCCTCAAACGTTTCGTCTATGTCTTCTCCAAAAGACTGACCAAACTGAGCTTTCGCTTGGGCCATCTGCTCTTCCATCCACTTGATGTTGGCAGGATCTTTTGTTGGATCTGGAGTAGGCTGATTAGCCTTAGCTGCCTGTTCGCGCATTTCGGCTTCGCGTTCTTCACGCTCCATCCGCTCTGCCCAATCCATATCAGCTTTCTCTTTCTCAACTTCTATTTTAACATCATCTTGCTCAAGACGCTCTTGTTCAGCTTTATCTCGCTCAATGCGGTCATAGAACTCATAAATGAGCTCTTCTAGTGTGTATGAGAGTAGTACGGGATCTTTGAGGGGACGATTATAGAGCTTAGACCACCACGACTGAAGGAACAGTAATAACTGCTCCTCTGTATCTAGTGGTGATCTAGCATTAAACTGAGCTATTTTTCTTATGGATTCGAGGACGTTGGATTCTTCGGTTGTTCCGGGATCGCTTCCGTCTTCTTTTTTAAATCGGCTTTCCATTGTAGCTCCGCTTCTTCTAGCTTACGATATAAGGTTACAAGAGCGTCTTCGTCGTCAATTGTAGCGCCACCTTGTGACTGCTTCCACCACTCGGGGGCATCAACAATCTTAGCACGAAGATTAGCCAGGATAACTGCGAATCCAGCCAGGTCATCAGTTGGCGTTGCATAGTTTCCAAGAAGCCGCGTCTTCTCAAGAGAGAGCTGGTGCTTCTGGCCTACGTTAAGAAGACACAAGACAGTAAACTGCCCTTTGTATTCTTTACCAGTATCGAGACCGGTATGGTCGAATGAAAAAGTCTTTTCTTTACTTGGTAAGTCCATAATGCTCCTATAGCGTATAGAAGTCATTATACCTTAAGAACTGCAAGTTTATGCAGTAAGGGTAGGAACACCAGAAGTCGGATTAAACGGGATCTCGTCAAGGCGTGAAGGAACGTTAGGCAGAACAAACGCACTAGTCGTTTGCTGAGCTCCATTAACGTCGTCAGCTTGCTGAGGAACGCGCTCGTCTTGGAAGCCGATTGCTTTAAAACTGAGTGTAACATTGGCAAGTGAGTCAACACGAAGTTCTTCTGCTCTGCTAGTGATCATAGCCCGTGCAGTGAAGAATAAGAGTTGATCTGTTGCAGAGTCACGCACTTCAATAGTGATATACTGTTGGAACAGGAAGTTAAGAGCGTCTGGTTGCCAGAGCTGTACACCAACTCCTTGTCCAGGAATATGCAAAGCACTGATAGTACCTTCGACGCTGATACGCTGAGGAACTAGTTCTGCCGGCATGTAATCATCGATAGTCATGATCTCAGATACTGTAGTGTTGATTCTCCACGATACGCCGAATGCGAAACCGCATGGCTTTCCGTTGATCTTCAGAACAGTACGAGCACCTGAAGCGTATTTAGCTGTCTGCTTTGTAGAAATGATCCCAGAGATATTCTGTGCTAGATTATCTGCGAGTCCTTGTACTAAGCCTGGTTGGTTATTAAAACCTGACATCTAAACCTCAAGTATTTTGTTGACCAGTACCTGAGAAGTTAGCTACGAAGCTATCTTCGTCTGCGTACAGAGCAACAAAGTTAAAACGCTGAATCGCTGCGCCTTTTTTAGTTATACTAAAGTCAGCTTGAGTGATTCTGCAAGAACGAAGATTGGCCACACCAATGATGTTTCCAGTCTGTGTTGAATCGCCGGTAATTGCATTAAGAACATTAGTGACATCATTACCGAGCTGTTGATCAGTTGAAGAGCTGTTTTGAGGAGCTGGAATCTTCTGATAAACTTGAATGTCAAAAGTAGTACCGTTTTGAAGCTTGCTTGGGTCCATGTTCTCGTTTGGACGACCATCATTTCCTACGCCGTTAGCAGCGAGGAAGCTTCCAAGTCCGCCGCCCCAAGCTGCGCCCCAGTTACCAATACCGTTACCAGCATCGTTAGGAGTGATCAAGCCAGGAGCTACTGCACCAATGTTCGAGTGAGCATCTTTAGCGTAGCGAATTACTGTGAAGGAGCCAGTCACAGAGTAACCGAGAGGCTCGACTGACGAGCCTTCGTACATCCCAAGAATTTTGGGTGTTTGAGTGAGAATAGATACAGAGTAAGAGAGATCAGTACAGAAGGCCATAGTCTTGCCGTTCAAGACAACCTTTGCGTTAGCACCTGTAATGAAGAATGGGCGAACTGCGGCCATCCGTACTGCTCCTTAAAATTACGACAAGTCTGTATCGCCAGAGTTCGACGCTTCGAAGCTGTCGTCACTAGCAAGAATTCCAACGAACGAAAGACGATCAACCAAGATACCGCGTTTGTTCAACGCTGCGCTCTTACGGTTGAAACGGCAGTCAGCGATCGTGATGAACTGAACAGCATCAGTAACCTGAGCAGTTCCGCCACCAGCCGTTGCGCCAGTCTGTGTTTTTTGGAATACGGCGAGGTCCCATGTTTGCGAAAGCAAAATGTTACCTGGGTTAATTTCAAAACTGCCGTTTCCGCCAGTAGTGTAGTTAACTTCACCAAGACCGTTACCAGTCGAGTTCGTTCCGGGCATACCGTTTTGGTTTGCGATAGCGGTATAACGAACAACGCTTAACTCTCCTGCAACAGAGTAGTTAACCGGTTCGTTCGACACTGCTTCGTAACGACCCATAGTTTCGATCGGAATGGTGTCTACCGATACTTGATAAGAGACATCCGAAGCATAAGCAAACGTCTTACCGCCTACTTTAATCTTCGCATTCGCACCTGTGATAAATGAGGGCATCTTTGCTGCCATACTTTTTCCTTTTGGTCTTGTGGTTGACCAGTACCATCCATTTTTTGAGGCTGCACTATGCAACCCATGAGAATACTATACACCAAACTAAGTTAAGAAAAGAAAAAGGCCCAGTGTTTCCACCGGGCCTTCTAGATACTAACTCAGAGTCTTGATTATGTTGACGAACTAGCTCTTTGCAGAGTGATGTTAGCCAAGATAAAGTCGATACCTTCAACAAGCTTAACAGTTACCGATACATTGATCGTGTTTCCGTTGATCTGAACTACAAGGGCTTTGTAGCCGTTTTTCGCGTCAGAAGTAGAAACCGTGATTCCTTGTGCCAGGTAAGTAGCCAAGATAGCTGCGCAAGTCGATTGAACTTCGACAGCGTTCACAGTGTTCTTCAGACCAATGTAGATGTTCTCTAATTGGTTACGGAAGTCATAAGCAAGGACATCGGAAGCGTAGAGAACGTGGGCACGGTTGTATACCCAGTTTCCATCTTTACCGTAGGTCGTGTTATCGACAACGAGGCGGAATCCACCAGTTTGTGGTGCTTCCCAGAACGTAACGCCATTTTGGATAGCGTCATCGTATGCGACATCTGGATCGAAGTCGATAACAATGTTCTGCTCAGCAGTCGAGAGCAATTGACCAGTCTGGCGGATACCAGACATGTTGAAATATTTGAATGTCATCGGGTTACCGACAGGCGAACCGCCGCGAGCACCAGCGAGCAAACAAGCTCCAGCCCAAGGTTGGAACCACTGGATGTTACCAGCAGAATCAGCTTGACGGATATCTTGGATGACCATCTGTTGACGTGCGTCAGCAGTAGTAGCGATCTCAGATTTACAGTTTGCGTACGTGTCCTTCATCGACAAGTAACCTTGACGCTCAGACTTTTTCTTAGTAGTCGCCATCAACGAGCAGTGAGTTTTCACAGCTTGGTGAACAGCAGCAATAGTGTAAGTCGAAGACGGGTCAGTAACTTCATCAAGGATGTCTTGTGAAGCATCACGCGAGAACAAAGGAACAACCGCGTTAACGCGGAATTTCTCAAACTTGCTCAATGCGTTAACGATGTCAGCAGAAGCAGTTGCTCCAAGAACTCCACCAGTGAGGTAGAGAGCGTTTGGAACGCCTTGTTGATCTGGAAGACCAACAGTTTTTACTGCAGTTTGCGAAGCAGAAACCGAAGGAACCAGGTTAACTTGTGTGCTTGCAGCGAAGAAGCCAACAACTTCACTTGCATCCATTTTGATGCGAGCAGGTTGTTGAGCAGTTGCGCCGCTGTACAAAGCGCCAACAGCTGAAACTTGGTCGAGAACAGTGATCGGTTGAAGACCGATTTGAACGCTCTCTACTGAAGCACTCCATCCTGACAGAGTGTTGATGAAAGAAGCAACAGACTGAATAGAAGGGAAGTTAGCGATTGGGAGGCTGTACGAAGCAGGAGTAGCACCAGTTTGAGTCAGCGTGATCGCAGTAGCTCCGATAGTAACTGAAGCAGCAGTTACGCCACCAGTTGCAGAACGACCGATCGACAAAGGAATGTCTCCACCAACAGTTGCGCTCTCAGTAAGAGTCGAAACAGGGTTTGCAACAACCAGAGTAGCCATAGGCTCAGAAGCAGCAGCAGCGAAAGCGTTAGACGAAAGTCCGATGCTTGTGCTGATGTTTCCTGAACCAAGCTGCATCGAACGACCGTAACCATTACGTTGTGGGTTCGAAGCAATTGCTTGAGTCAAAGTGATTGTGTTAGCTACAGTTCCAGCAGCAGCAACCATAGTGTTTGCGCCGAGTGCAGTGTTCAATGCCGTAGCAAGAGCAGCAGCAGAAGCGTAAGAGTCAGCAGCAACAGTCGCAGTAGCAGGAGCACCACCGTTCAACGAGTAAGCGAGAGTATCATTTGTTCCGGTTGTAACAACAACAGGGAAAGTGATAACAGCGCTCGTCAGAACAGCTTGTCCTTCTGGAGTGATAGTGTTTTTGAAAGTAACAAGGTTACCTCCGACGCCGTATGCTTGTGACTGCAACATTCCGAAAGGAGTTGCGCCAGCAGCAATCGGATCAAGCGTTGCTTGAGTAGAAGCGTTTGTCTTGTAGATGTACACAGCTTGTGCGCCACCCGGAATTGCGCCATCAGCGCCCGGAGCAAACAAGAAGTTACATGCATCAACGATGTTACCAGAACCGTACTTAGCCAAAATTTGGTTGTATTGATCTGGACCGAAAACGTTGTTTGCAAGATTCGGTTCTGCGGAGCCAGGAGCACCCGCGTCTGCTTCTCCAAAGAGAGCGATGATTCCGGTAGGGCTTAACGGGAAGCCTCCGCCGAGATCAATCTCTACTTGTGAGTAAGCACCTGGTTTGTAAATGGTAGCACCATTAAAGCTTACATTAATTGCCATGTGTTAAGTCTCCTGAGTCAAGTATGTATCTCACCCAATTATAACATAGATGCTTAGCTAGAATTATGCTAGCTTCACACCATATAGTTTCAACATTTCATCAAACTGTGCCATCGTACCCATAACCGGCATTTTGCGGGCTTTGAAATCAGCCTTCAAAATCTCTTTATGGTGATGAACAGGGATACGGCTGCGACGTGCACCATACCATCCATCGAAGTCAACCATCGGAATTTCGATGACTTCTTCAGGAGCTGATTCTTCAGCAATGACTGCATCATCGGCGACGTCTTCAATGACCTCGCGTCCGTCTTTATCTCTGTGTTTCCACTTTTTGCTCATATAAGCTCCTTACTCTCTATTTTAACTGGATATACCACTTAAGTCTCTAAATCTTCTGAATCATCTAAGTCGCCAATACGGTCGACTTTGATTCCTTGGTTCTCTGTTCTATTAACCTTAGTCAAATCAACGTCCATGCTGGCTGCGATATCCTCAGATGGAACCAGTCCGACCGCGGGGTCAGTATTGATGGCCAAAATCTCTTTGAAAGGCTCAGCTTCCCAAAAGTTCTCTGTAGTGCAACGGAAGCGAACCCAGCGAGTCCAGATATTATCTGTCATCTTAGTCTGTTCCTTGTTGTAATCAGAAGCAGAGAACGTATGGAGCTTCAAGCCCAGGCGATGAGCCATAAGCTTATGTTTGAACAGGATATAAGCAACAATGTAATACAGCCAGAGAACGTGGTCGCCAGCCTTGTTGGCATGGATACCGATGTCCACCATAACAGTGAACACCCCAGTGTTGATTTCAGCGAATCCACCAAAGTCACCAGCGATGTCGCCGATAGAGGCCTTGCTCTCATCCTCAGTCTCGTTAGCTAAGTGAACCGAGATGCAGGGGATAACTTGGGTATTGAACGACCAGGCCTTTACGACCGGAATCTTGGTGGTGCTGAACCACTTCCAGATGTCGTCTAAGTACTTGGGACCATAGTCTAAATTAAGTTCATCTTGCGTGAACTGAGCGAACAGGTCGTAGAATGCACGTTTGTTGTTGCGCAGTTCTTTAATGCCGTACTCAAGCACTTTCTCAACGACGATCTCCGGCATACAAAAACTCATATTAAGCTCCACCTTTCAAGATGTTTTCTTTCCACCACAAGGGTTGAAGATTCTTAAAATTGCATGCTGTCTTTACTTGAACTGGATCAGTTAAGTCAAATGCGGTAAGCGGATCTATATGGTCAATGTGCCAACCAAATCTACCATGGTTATCCCAACTCATGCCTGACTTAAATTGTACCTCGAGATGAACTTTTAATTCGTCAATTGTGCACCCTAAATCCTCTACAGCAGAACCAGACTTATAATTACCACTAATTGCCTTATTTAGCCTAGATCTTAAACTTACTTTTAGTTTGTACTCTATGTCAGTTTTATATCTATTTGTTTGGTATACGCTGTTATAATCACTAAGATGTTCTAAGTTTGCTTCTTTCCAGATTTTGTTATATAAGGATTTTCGATCCTTGTTTGCCTCATACCATGCTTTATTTCTAACATTAGAGTTTGCAACCATGCTCTTTCTGTATTGAGTTAAACATGTTTTACATCTCGAATCTAATCCATTTTTCCCATTCTTATGTTTACCAAATTCTTCTTTAACTTTAATTTGCTTACATTTGCTACATGTCTTCACTAGAAGTTTTCCTCATATTCTCTTATTATACTCATTACTATGTCATCATGAGACTCATCTAAGAGCGCATTAATTGACTTGAGATCCTCAGTGAAGTCCTTATCTTTAGCTGGTAGGATCCACTGTGTTGCTCTATTCTGCTTACTGGTTACGGTCCTAAATTCTACCTTGGATCCCTTTGGCTTCACCTTATTATACTGAGCTAATGCCGTTTCATACCTTTCGGCCGCTATTGCTTTCTGAGCCTCAAAGATATTACTGGCTACAGAAGGTCTAGGCGTCTTACTAGGAGCACCAACTGGGATGATCTTATAAATACCAGATCCATCCTTCATTGGCTTAGCACCAGAGGCAAGAAGCCTATCGAGCATGGGCATGGGTGGTTCTGAGAAGTCAGTATTTCCCGAAGCAGTCTCCAATTGAAATGCACCAGGAGCAGGACGTAAGTCATTAATGAAGTCGGCAGACTTCTTCTGCATACCAGACTGGATGGCATTCTCCATGGCATTAGACATCTGTTCCGATAGCCGATCATTTATCTCAGCTTCAGCTTTATCAACTACAGTATTAACGAAATCTTCGTCCATACCTTTGTTGCGTAGAGTAACTTTTAAGCGTTCAAGTTCAAGATATATGTTAACCATTTATCTTCTCGCGCTTCACAACCTTCGCACGCATATCATGCAGAAAGTTCTGTTTCTCAAGGTCAGTCCAGTCAGTACCGAAGCTAATTTTAATAGCTCCGTTCGGAGAGATCTCAACTTGAGGGCGCGGAAGATAAGGATAACTGTCGTCATGGATCTGGGCGACGTTAGGACGTGAAGAGCTGTAAGCAGTAACAGTCTCAGGACCTTTACCCATGTCATCGATCTTGCTCTGCAACGCACGAAGTTTGCTCTCAAGTTCATCGATCTCTGATCCGGCCATCTCGACGAGATGGTTGTGTTTATCACTCACATCATGGACTACTTCTTCTAGTTTATCGAAGAGTTTCATGATGCGGGCTTCAACTTGTTGCAAGTCAACGGCCATACCATTGCGAATCTGCTCGCGAATAGTTTCCATCTCTTGATAGATGTTGCCGATGTTGTGGCGCTTGTAATTCTCAATGAGGTTCTGAACCCCACCATGAATAACATCGTCATCTAAGGCGTCGTCGTGTACGTCATTGAGGAAATCTTCATCCTCAGGAACATACCACTCGAATACAGACATAAGAGCGGCAGTAAGTTCTGGTAAGCTCTTGTTTGTAAACTGATAAACGACTTTGTGACCGTCTTCGACGCGTCCAGAGTATACATCGCTCATGTGGCGACGGATAGTAACTTTATGTGTGTCGATGTGGAAGTCTTTGAAGTCCTCATCTTTCATGCCCTTCACTTCAGAACGAAGTTTACGGAACATGCCGTTACCGACAAGACGCAGAGCATCACCGTGAGTAACTTCCATCACTGCATCAGCACGCTGACGAATGATGTTCTTCTCAAGCTTTTCAATTGCAATCATTCCTTGCAGAGACTTGAGCATCTTAGTACGAACAAAATTTTCTAATGGCTCGTGGCAGCAGTCACGCAAGTCATCCCAAGGGATATCTTCAACGTCGACCCAGCGAGGATCTTTTAACTCTTTAGTAGACTTTGGTTCACCAGTAAATGACTCAACCAAGTACACATCGCACTTGTTGCCGTTCAACTTCCCAGACCACACCTTAGTGGGGTTGCGACCGGTGATACCAGCTTCTTCTTTAAGTTCGCGAAGAGCTGTAATCTCAGTACTGCCGTCTGCCATATCCATGTGGCCGCCAGGAAATGCCATGCCGCCAGTAGAGTGGCGACCAAGAAGGATCTGATTATTGTCGTTCATGACAATAGATGCAGCTGCATGACCTTCATAGTGATCTTCAAAAGACTTCTTTAAATCTTTCTTAGATTTCTTGCGTTCCTTGCGGGCTTCTTTGACTTTAGATTTAGCTTTTTCGTGATGTTTAGCACCCCAAGAACCACCACGGTCTTCACCATGCTGTTCACTTGCTCCAGCGCCTGGCGAAGTATACTTCGCCGCTACAGATTTTGGTGGAACCCCCCTTGGAGATCTTGAAGCATCAATTTTGCCGTGCAAAATTGCCTGCATAAGGCGAAATTGTTTACGTGAGACTGCTGTTGGCACTTACAACCTCACTTAAAAATAATTGAAATTGATCTTTGGTGTTGTTTTTATAACCAAATTTTTTATGAAACTTTTGATGACAATTATTGCATAAAGTTATTATGTTGTTAACATCAAAGCGCTCTTGAGGAAATAGGTCAAAACCATTCTTATGGTGAGCAACGAGTTTACCATTTTTATAGCAAACTTGACAACTGAAGTTATCTCGTTCGTAAATTGACTTAGATAGACCACTCTTATATATTAAATCCCTATCTCTTTTATTAATAGGGTTTAAAAAATCATCAAATTGATCTATAGGTATAGATCTCTTTATGCAACTTAATTTTTTCTTAGTCTCTAAGGAGACTTTTCTGCCCTTTAATTTTAATCCAGCCTTAAGTCTAGATTCTTTTGAAATTGGTGGCAACTTTTTAATACTATCGCTAATTCTAACTTTAGTTTCCTCTGAAATAACGCGCTGCTTTGCAACGCATGAAGAACATGACCTATTAGCATCCACTTTGCGCTTATAGCCCCTATCTTTACCGCAGGTATCACAAAAACAACGATAAACTGTATCCATTTTCAGTGGATTAGATAGTCTAGCAATTTTCATTTTATCGCTATAGTTTATCATATAAGTTTAATTAGCTCCCGTCAACTCGATAGGTTCATTATAACTCAAGATCGAGCTTAACTCAGCGTATAGGGGCATTAACAATCTTTTCACCAGAACCCACCATAAAGTCGCGTCTAACAAGGATTTGTTGAGGCAAGCGTATAGCGGTTTTTACTCCGCCGACGAGTTCCTGTGTGATTCTAAGTTCACGAAGTGACTGGAGAACCACATAGACTGGCTTAGCGAAATACGCCCAACCAACAACAGCACCACGCTCTAAAGCAGCACTATACTCTGGCTGACGGCCATCTATCCAAACGATCTGACCGTCGGCGTTCACCGTGAAGTCAACATCTGGATAATAAAAAGTCTGGACTCCATCTACAATTGTAGATGCGAACTCAACCTTCTCAACGGGATAACGAAGCTCTTGTATGTTGCCGGGACGAGGCTCATATCCCTTAAGCTCCCAGAGGCGCACGGTGTAATCCGGCATCTCTAGCCTGTCAAAGGTATTGAAGTCTGCTTGCGTGCCGTCTGGGTACGTTGTAGGAAGCGTTACGACTGCGCTACCAGTCTCCCACACACCGTGGGCTTCAAACGTCTTCTCTATACTATTTCCTGAAAATACGCCCCAGATCTCGTTTTGAGCGTAGTAGATAATTCCTGAGTCATCGCAGAACTGACAGTCAGGCTCATGAGCTTCAAAGTCAGTGCTCTTGATGTTCATGCAAGGAATCGCTTTGTAGTGAATGAAGCGAATTCCACGTTGAGAAAGGAGTTGATCGAAACTGGCACCCTTGATACTAGGATCTGGAAGATAGATCGGCATCGGCGACGGAGTCGAGGTGACTGAGGTCGCGGGTGGGTTCGGAAACTGTTGGTTCGGGCGATCCATACTCATGGCTTTATTCTACCTTGTTTGACTTAATACAATTCTCTAGAGCCCATAACGGTTGGAGATTCGTGAAGTGGCATGCCTTAGCCATATCTTCTGGTTTAGAAAGATCGAATGAGTCTAGAGGAAGTATGTGGTCTAGATGCCAGCCAAGTTTTGACCAGTTATCCCACGACATTCCTTCTTGCCACTTTGACTCTATATGTAACTTAAAATCTTCTACAGAGCAACCGAGCATGTCGACTGACGACCCACTCTTCCAATTGTTCTTGAGAAATTTACGAACACGAGATCTTAAGATGACCTTAATCTTAAAGTTGAGATCCGACTTATATCGTTTTGCCTTATACTCTTTTTGATATAGATAATGCTGGTCAGAATTCTCTTGTTTCCACTTCTTGGTCTCAAGAGTTCTACAAGGTCTGCACTTAGCACGACTCTTTTGAAATGCATCTAGTGGTTTATTCTTATCGCAGTACTGACAATACTTTGTCTCTTCCATTGACACATTATATCATCCTAGTTAATAGGTACTGTATAATCTTCTTTAGGATCATCTGAAACAAATGGATAGCATGGACATATTGAAGAAAATCGTAGATTCCGAGGGCTCTTGTACCCTGTGGGCCAAACCGTCCATCTGTAAGTCCTGTCCGTTGTCTAAGCTCAAAAAGAAATCAAACGGCTCATTCTTGTCATGTGTGGAAGCCCTTGGGGTAGAAGATCTATCTGAAGAGCAGGCCGACGCTAAATATAAAGAAGTCGCCTCACGTATACTGATTGATAAAGCTGTTGATGATTTGCTTGGAGAGCCAGATGGCACTAAGTAAAAATGACTCAACAATTTTAGAACAGATTGCTTCCCTAGACGGGAAGTGCATGGAATCGCAAAGGTGTAAAGTATGTCCGTTCAAAGCAATGTGTCTCCCGGAGTTTCTGTACCCGAACCCACCGTCACCAGCACAAAGAGCAAAAATGGCTTTGGATGTCATAACACATCATGCTCTTGTGGACGAGCAGGAACCCCTGGACATCGAGCAGCATCGATGGGACAAGCAGTAGTAACTGACTTATTCCTTCGACATAAGCAAGATCAGGCGAAGTATCATCTCATTACTTTTATGTATCGTTTATTGAAGATCAAGTGAGAGTGTCTTGGGAGATGGTATGGCGTTCGACACAGAAGACATTAGAAGAGAACAACTAGTTGTTGACAAGATCAAATCTGAACTACGTTTCGTAAGCTGTGACGATATCTCTTATCTTCAGGGCACACTAGGCGGACCTAAGAACAAAATGCGCCGGGAACAGAAGTACGGCTACAACCTAAGAACATCTACATACGATAAGCTGCTGAAAGACCTATACGAACAAAAGCTAGGCGATAAGCTTATAGAAGAGATGCTTTCCGAAGAACCTGATAAAATATAAGTACTAGGTCCTCATCAAAGGAAGTACTTATGAAAGATCAAAAGCGCCCTGTTGTTATTCGTTTCAAGAACAATAAAGAGGCAATCGATCTGTACTATGCTATTGACCTAAAGTTCTTTCTTGCCAAATTGCTATACACACATAAGTCGAAGCTAGTATAACTAGGTACATGACGCGGATTGGGCGGTACCAGAAGATACAAGATCTACAGAAGTTGGAACTACATTTCCGACTATTGTATTTTCTTCGTGACCTTGGCATTCGCTCATCATTTGAACCTGCGGCAGCAACCTGGACTGACTATATGGCTCGACTTGGCAAGATGATTGCAGAGGATGCATGTTCAACAGATTGACGTCCGATCAAGTTACTTCAGTGCATCATGTCTATATGCTATTGAGGCGTCTTAGAGTCATAGGTACTATTGAGACCGTTACAAAGAGAATACAACTCTCAGAAGACGGTGGGCCAGTTCGCTACCAGCTCACTCTTGTATCCTATGATCCTTCTACTAAAGGGTGTTTAACACCTTATGAAAAGGCCGAGGCTTACTTTGAAGCGTCGATGGCCCTTGAACGCCATATTCAAGACTTAACGTCGTCTCAGCGTGCCAAGAAGTAGACAAGCTGATTCTTTTGCAGCTTACACATTTCAACTCAATTAGTAACCTGATAAGCTTGAAACAGCAGGGCGTGCGCTCTTGATTCCAAGCTTCGCGAGTAAGATCTTTAGCTTGGTTGACTTGCGTCGATCGACGTAATCATCCACGTCTGGTCACCGGTATTAGCTCAATATAATCTATCTGAAGACTTACGCTGGCGAATCTAATCCAGTTCTCTTTCGGCTCTGGCGGGTTAATCATTTTAGTCAGAGCCGAAAATGCATGTTTCTTATGATAAAAATCAGTGATGATGTTCAGTTGATACAGAATACGAAACAGCTTCAGAGTGGAAGTGCTATCGAACATATTTGTCAGCATTCGTATTTCTCCTAAGCGCCCGCGCTTCGACGGGGCCCCTTGCCAGATGCAATATAATGAGTTAGAACTAAGTTACTTAATATCTTTCCATAGTTTGAGCTGAGTGCTATCAAACGTAACAGACTTCAAAATTGTGTCAAGTCCTTCAAACTTAAACATGCTGAAGCTGCGAGCACTCTTAATACCAAGCTTGCTGAGCAAACCGCAAAGCTTTTCCTCAGGGCGTGGATGTCCATAGAACATCTCTACCTCAAGTGCCTTGCTCAAAGAAGCAATGCTCTCGCCCATTATCTGATCAAATGTCTTTGGAACAATCGCCATGCGGCGATTATACTATTCGCCGTCGCCCGGGTGACGATCACTGTACATCGAGTCTACCGGGTGATTCGGTTGTCCGATGCGTGCTTGCTTGGTGTGTTCTGCTTTCGGTCGGCTACCGCCGCCGAAATCGTGGAGAGTACCCTGACTGCCGTGGTCAACTGCGAGTTGACCCGTCATCGAGTGTCCTTGAAATACTTCATACGGTCGTGTGTCCGCTGTGTGCGGAGCAACCGAGTCTGCATCGTGGTCGTTAGTGTTCTTATGTAAAGACCACTGACCGTTTGCTGAGAGTGCCAAGTATTCCATATCTTTATTATACTAGAACTTTGGGCTATCGTCCGCCGTCGTTAAACCATCTGTCGCTCGCCCACTCAACTCCGGCCTTGCTCAGCTGATCTCTAGCTTCCTGAATACCGAGCTTGGCTAAGACGATGATCATGTTGAAGCGCTGGTTCGCATCCCCGATGATACGGGTCCGGAACTCATCGTCGGTCTCGCCAATATACCTGTAGTGGCTCCACTTCTGAAACAAGCTCATAGCTCGGTCACCGAGAAGCCCTTGATGAGGTTCAGCTGAAACATTAGGTTCAGAAGCCGTGGAAGAGCACGCGTGCAGTGAAGAGTACTGACTCCTCGATACTCGGAGTCTTTGAACTCTATAGAGATGCCGTGAAGTCTCACGATACACCTGTGTCATAGTAGTCGTCCGGCTCCCAGTACGGGTCAAGACGGTGAGGCCTGTTCCCGTGGAGAAGTTTATGCAAGAGCTTGATGAGCGGAAGTGCCTTGACATTGATCTCGGTGATAGGTGCTCCGACGAGGTCGTCGCACGAGCAAGGAATGTAGCTCATGGGAACTCCACATGTACTTCGGTGCAGCGGCCAGATCGGTCCCGATGGTAGACGATGCTGTAGGACGGCATGGCCTTGAGTTTACCCAAGATATTCCATAGGTCGACGAAGTGTGAGAACTCCTCAGGAGTAAGGACGTGGATCATGCTATCCTCACGCCAAGTTGAAGGAGTAGATAGAGAAGTGGAGCCGTCGAGTCCACGATCGATCGCATCTCATCGAGGCGGGCCGAGGTCTGTCTTTGCCCGATGAATCGCTGGTAGAGCGAAGAGTAGAGGGCCTGTTGTAGCTGCGGAAGTTTGGACTCGTGAGCACGATGAGGAACCACGAACGAGATGTCGACGTTTCCATAGTTCATCTCAATTTGACAGGTGAGTGGGCGTTCGGCTACTACCATGATGTGGTCCCAGAGTAGGAGAGGGTCTGCCCGTCAAAGTGAATGTTGTGGACGTCGTTGGAGTTCATGACGAGTGGAGCGGATAGGCCCAATTGTTTGAGGAACATGTAGAGCTGAGAGTAGTGTTTTAGTTTAGTCATGTAGTCATTCATAGGTGAAGGCCCAGTTTAATCAAGATTAT